AGCTATACGATCCGTTGAGGGTACCGATAGGGACAGTGTGATCAAAAGCCAGCCCGCCGATAGTCTCTGAGGCTCCCGTCGCTGTCGTTACAGCCCCGCCAAGGGCGTTCTGCAACAGGTAGTTAAACGCTAACGACTCAGCGTAGGCGAGAGTTTCGATCTCACCTTCGACGGTTTTCGATAGTCCAACGTCCTTCGTATAGGACCTGCCTACAACGATCTCCTCAATGATTTTTCTTTCCTTAGCAACCTTGAGCGAGCTGGACATGAACTCCAGAAACGCAGTCGAAGTCACCTGTGTCCCGTAGGCCGTCTCGCGACCCACGGCTAGATAAGAGCCCCAGCCCTCTACGCTTGAATCGCCCGGTCCAGCCATTTAAAATCCCCCATCAAAGAGTTGTTTGAATATAATTGTTCCAATGCATCTCGCCCAACGTGCGCAGACGAGTTTCGATCTTGTTCATCTCAATCGCCAGTTCTTCTCTTCTACGCATATCTGACTTTACGATATCGCGATGTGCCGGCTTGAAGCTATAGGGCAGTTGTTCAGACAGAGGTCGAGCCTTGGCCCGGCCAAGGATACCGGCCGGGGAGCAGTTCACTATAGGCAGTCGGAAGATATGAATGTAGTTCTCTAACCACTTCGCTGAGAACAGCAAATTAGATGACGAAAACACCATCTCCGAATACCTGTTCACTGCATAAATGTGACGCATGTAGTTATGCTTGCCGTTACCCGTCTTATCAAATGAATAGTATTTGCCATCTGGTTTCCACGAGTAGTCGAAGCCCAGGAGCATGATCTTGTCGTAGCCGAAGTAGTTTCTTCGCGCTTTGTTATCAGACTGAGTGACGAAGACTACCATGGCGTTAGAGACATTGGTTGCGGCTGCAATCATATTTGGACAGCCGCCGGACAGGCTGGCGAACTCTTTCTCAGATCTCAGGACGTCAAAGTTTACGAAGAAGTACTTCTCTTTCCAGTTGCCGTTAAAAGACCATTTGGGATTGGCTGTGACGTTCATGAACAGCACTGTCTTGTCGAGCTTGTCCTTCCATGGCTCCATGTACTTCTCATAATTAACCTTAGCGTCAGCTATAAGGCAGTACGTCGGAGTAATACCGTTATCGATCAAATGCCCTAGGGTCTTGTCACAACACAGGATATCCACAGACTTCTGGTGCTCTTTAAGGACGTCTATCTGCTCCTCAAAAGAGGCACCGTTGGCGACTATTACCAGGGCTCGCCCAACACCGATGTTTTGGAAATCTGTTAAATTCTTAAATGGAGCAAAGGCCGAGTGTTCTACTGCGTGTTTACGCCATAGATCACCGTGCTGCTTTATCACCTGCTCGGACTGTTTTCTTGTGTTCAGTTTGTTCAGCGCCACTCTCTTGTTCTCCCCGTCTAGTAGTAAACAGTCGCTTTCAGTGCCATCAGTCCCACCCTCAGATGTGCCGACTCACTGTTCGGGGCGAGGCCCGTGTGGTAGGTGACGTCTGAAGTTAGGTGCCACTTGACTGTCCCGCCAAGAGTATCGCTATTCCGCAAGACCTCTTCAATATTTTCCATCAAAATTTCACAGTCATCGTCCGCTGGATCACCCGTGTTATCCGAGGAGTACGGAACCCACACGATGCCGGCAATAGAGAATAAAACCTCAGCCTTGCGTTTACCGCTTGCAAGACTCAGGTTGATAGTCTCTAGATTGACCTTCTTCGCTGCCGCCCAAATGAAAATAGCGGGGAGGATATGAGCCTCAGGCATGATCTTTTCAGGGTTGTAGGTATTCACATATTGAACACGACGCGACATACCCTCAGACAAATCATAGGTGGCTGCAGTATCGTTAGCCGCATCTAGGAGAGTTTTTATGCCCGACTTTAGGCCTCCGATATTGATCGCCATGCTACTCCTTCACCAGAAACTCAAGGGTGGCTTCAGATATTTTGTTCATCGCTGACTCTGACAGCCACATAAAGTCCCGGCGCGGGAGTTTAGGACCGCCCTCGTCATGCGCATAAGCGTAGGGAAATCCATCTGCAGTTTTGGCTGGGTTGTACCATTCGATCCCCTCGCTCGTTGCCCTATACATACCAGGGGTGAAGCTCTGCCGTAGACGACCAGAGTCCTGCAGTATTTGGTTTCCACCTTTACCGATGCTCTGCATATGCCTTGAGTAGATGCTCGACCACGCAGCCCACTTGCCGTCAGAGCCCTGCTCTTTGCGAAAATGGTCTTGCACGTCTTGAAAAACAAACACAGAAACCGCTGATATATAGGCAGAATCACGCTTCGTAATTTGATCTTTATTCGTTTGAAGACGGCTAAGGAATCTCTCGATCTCGGAGGTATCGAGTTCTAGCTCAATTGCTGACTCCTGAGCCATGGCGACTAATCCCTCTCGCTGTCGATATCGTCTAACTTATCCTGATCAGGACCCCAGTTCACAGAGCTGTCCTCGTTAAACGTCGGGCTGTAGTCAGTCGTATTACAGTACACCTGACCCTCCTCAGAGTCGGTCTCGATTAGATCACCGCTCGAGTCGACTAGGGCAGCTTTGCCGTCAATGATATCTGTAATGTTCTGTTGAGCTTTCTTGATATAGCGGTCGGCTCGAGCGTAGGCCTCTTTAGACCCGCGCGAGGTGGCTTCGTGTAGATAGCCAAGCGCTAACCACTTGCAAATCGACTGCACAGCCGGCGGCGTGAGAGCGTAGGTTGTCCACCCGCTGACGTCGTATTTAACGGCCAGTCGTTTGTCGATCTCATTCTCAGCATCGGTTATACAGTCAGCCGCAAGGGGTTCGAGCCCGGTAAACGCGGACCCGACCCAGTTTAGTTGCAGTGCTGTAACAGTGTTATAGGTGCCTATGCTGTCTTCTCCTTGGGATAGTACTTCCCATCAGTGCCCTTCTTCAGGGTAGCGAGGAACTCTTTAACTTCCTTCTTCTTCGTGTTGCCCACGTAAAGAGAGTAGACCCCGCCGTTGTTCTTTCGAAGCTTCTTTACGAGCTTCTTGCCGGCGTTGATTTCGTACCACTCTTCTTTAACTTTGAGTCCAGCCTTGTGCTTTCGATCTTCTTTCGCACGCCGCTTCAGCCATTCGGCTTTCGACTCGTCTGTTGTCAGATCCTTCTCGGGATCTATCTTTGCCGATCGGTCTGCTTTAAAAACCCCGGCATCTCCCATGTCATTTCCGCGTCCGCTTGACATACATTTCCTCTACGGTTGGTTGATAAAAATGGGCGGGGTATAAACTCCCCGCCCTCTACTTATTAAGCTAATACGTCTTGCAACAAGTAACCTGCAAGTGAAGCTACAACCTTCGGCTGGAAGTGGATATTCACTTCGATAGCCTCAGACTGACGCTCCTCTGCTCTCCAGCGTTTCACCATCGGGATGTTATTCCGGAAGATGTAGCCGGCTGAAGGAGCCATCGGCGATGCCTTTGCAGGCTTGTAACCGACGAACACGTTATCTCCCCAGATCGGCGAGATTGACGCTGCAGTAGCGCCTTCCTCAGTCGTCTCGATGACGGCCTTACCGATAAGGAGCTGCGGAATATCAAACAACCCAGCGATCATCGCGGGAGTGATATCTGCCGACGTGTACTTGATACGATCGATCACTGAGCTGTGATTCTTCGCTGCAATCATACAGCGATGGGGAATCATAGCAAAGTTCACGACCTGACCTGAGTTCTCAAGGACTACCGTTGCTGCGGTATCCATCTGAGGAATCGGGTTCGAGGTCGTCGTATCAGAGTTCCACTGCTGAGCCGTTGAGAGAGAATGCTTGAGCGACCATGAGGCGTTCGTGTTTCCAGAGCTAGTCTGGTTAACGAACAACTGGGCCACGTCATTCTCTAAACGGAGCAGGATCTTATCCGTTAGGAACTCAGTCGTGTCTGCGCGAAGATCCGAAACGTCATAGTTCTCAGCATCACGGTCAGACACATAGTCTTTTAGTGAGTGCTGGGCCAAGACGTATTGACCAGTGGTCACGTCAAATGACGCTTCACGGGCCACACCTTTGGGTGAGCGAATCGTCTCGGGGAGACGGAAGTTTCGGTCATAAATCCGGTAAAGATCAGAGTCCTTCTTTACGGGAACCTCAGGGAAAATCTCGCTCGCGATATAGCTATCGTTTTTGTACTTGATAGAGATATTGCTGAGCTGCTGGTCTACGTGTAATTGACTCTTAAGTGGCATTAGGCGCTCCCTCTGATGAAGCCAGGCATGACGAACACGTCAGCAACTGTAGCTGTCGAGTTCACCTTGGCGTCTATCAAAACGCCAACATATGCGGCCGAAAGGGTAGAGCTGGTCGCTGTATCAGGATGGGCAAGTGCCACACCACGACCCGAACTATCTGATTGAACTAATCCACCGGACGAGACGCTATCGTTGAAATACAATCTCGCGATAGAGCCAGGTCCCGCAACAGGGATTGCCTGAGTGATGTCCTTCACGGTATCAATCGTCACACCAACGGGCAGAGTCTGTGCGTTCGCGGGGTAGCCAACAGTGTTGGCAGTCCCGTTCATAGCAACGACCCTATAGGCCAGAAGCGTGGACGCTACCTTGAAAGACAATACGTTTGTCTTCATTTGGAAGCTCCTTTAAAAGTTACTCTTCATGAGTTTCTGTTAACTTCTTGGCATGAAGTTTTTCTTCGTACTTCTTAGCGACAGTACGATAGGCCGCCGAGTAGGAGACTTTGTTCTCCGAGGCGTACTTTAAAACTTCAGCTTCGATTTCATCAGAAACTGGTTTGCTTTCTGCTGCATCTCGACCCTCGTGGGAACCCTCAGCTAGGTTAACCTCTCCGGCAGCCTTGAACAGTTTCAGCAACTCCTTCACAACTTCATCTTTCTTCATCGTCTTGTCAGCGATGGAGAACTCTGCTTTCTCACGGCCGAGCAGTGCAGCCACATAGGGCTTCATTGCAGGGGTGATCAGCTTCTCGCCGAGTAGGCCATCAACCGATTTCTCGATCTCGACCTGGAAAAGCTTTTCGGCTGTCTCTGCCTTCTCGGCAGCAAACTTCTTAGCCTCGCTCTCAGCGGTTGCCAGCTTCTCGTCGCTGGTCTTCTTCTCGGCCTGTAAGGCCGCAAGTTTCGCTTCGAGTTCTAGCTCGCGCTCTGTCTTGGACATGGTTTTTATCTCCTGTATTGGTTTAACTTCTTCGGCCTTAAACGAATATGTTTTGATGGTAGCTGCCTCATGCTGTGAGGCATAGAGGTTTTTTGACGTCTGTGCCATCAGTCGGTACTGAGCCAAGATGTCATCTAAGTTCATCACCCCAGGCGTCTCGGCACCCAACAACGCCACCGCACCGACGAAATACTTATACTTCCTATCCTCGATTTGACAGTTGAGATAGATCTCGCATGACACCTTGCGATAGGCTTTGCGGTGAATCAGCTCGTAGATTTTTCCGGGGATATCGTGGAAGTCGGCTAGGAGCTTATTGCCTTTGCGATAGACGGCCTCGACCCATCCTGCTGCGGGCAGGCCTTCCGCCTGGAGTAGCTTCTGCTCGCTCGAATGACCTAGTTTGAGAAACGGTCGGACGTGGTCTTTGTTTTCTTCAAAGGCGCGGACCATTTCATCGAGGTCCTCGACAGAGTACTCGTCGCCGTTCCATTTGCCGGCTGAAAAGATCTCAACAGATTTTACTGAGTGCAAACCCGTTTCAGGTTGGCCTTTGGTCTGTGTCTGTTCTTGTGGCATATGCGTCCTTTCGTCTACCTTTTGGAAAAACCTGAGTCTGCGAGCTGCTCATCTACAAACTTATCGATACTGACCTCCTCGCCATCAGCGTTTGTCGCTGTTGTGCTAGGTTCGTATCGCTCAAACTTTGTAATAGGGATCAACACAGAGCGACAATTAAAGTGCAGTGGTGGAACGGGTTCTGTGCCGGCCTCAAAGATTTTACCGTCTAGGCCTGCGCATACTTCGGTCGTGCGGTCGTCCATGATGGCTGAGTACTGATAAGCATCAACGATACCGGACTCCTCAAACGCTTCTATGCGCGCGCGATTCATGACTTCCGTCAGCTTAGTGCGGGCGTATCTCTCTAGGCTAACCTCGGAGAGTTCTCGCCCCTCGTTGTCGAGCACGCCGATCACAGAGGACAGTGGCTTGCCGTCTTTAATAGCGTTGATCAGTTTCTGTTTAGTCGCCTTGCGAATCATGTACTCCCAGTCGCCGACGTACTGATAAGTCTCAGTCTCAAGGAGCTCTAGAAACTTATCTGTAGGCAGTGGCTGAGCGAAGTCCTTCTTGACCTCTTTTGTCGCCTGGGCTTTCTGGTCCATATAGTGTTTGCGCAGGTTCTTCTTTAGCATGAGCTGGAGTTTCTTTAGGGACTTCAGCTTGATCGTGTCTATGCGATCAGGGTTGGGTTTCTCGCCTAGGATGTTCTTCTTACGAATCTGGTCGAACAGGTCCTCAAAGATCTCGTCAATGATTGGCTTTGAGTCGCGAATGATCTGCATCTTATTCTGGTCTAATGCATTTCCCATCGCTTTATAATCGACACGCTTGTCAAACGTGGCTTTTGATTCTTTCTCGATTCCAAAATGTCCGAGGTCCGAGAAGTTGGCGTTTGTTGGTTTTTCATCCTCGTCCGGCTTCTGCGGGACGGGCTCTTTGCCGTCGTT